CATTTTGCCCGACGAAGTACGCAGCATCGTTCCAGCCGCAGGCACACCACGCCTGGCGAAGGACGTCTACATCTGGCATCAGAGCGGCGGCTACTCCTGCTTGAGCCATAAATCGTACAGCCAAGGCCAAGCGCCGCTGATGGGGTCGTCAATCGACATCGCGTGGATCGACGAGGAGCCAACGGACCCCGAAATCTACCCACAGGTGCTGACCCGTACCGCCACCGGCAACGATGGCAGGGGCGGCTACGTCCTTTTGACGTTCACACCGGAAAACGGGATGACCGAACTGGTTGGCCAGTTCATGGAGAGCCTCAAAGAGGGGCAGTATCTGCAAAACGTGACGTGGGACGAGGCAGATCACCTCGACGACGACACAAAACGCCAACTTTTGGCGGCAATTCCTGACTATCAGCGGGAAATGCGGTCGAAAGGCATCCCCGTACTGGGTGAGGGCATGGTTTTCCCCGTCGCGGAAGAGGCAATCAAGGTCGACCCGTTCGAAATACCGCAGCACTTCAAGATCTGCTGCGCCATCGACTTCGGCATCAGCCACCCCACAGCAGTGGCGTGGACGGCATACGACGCAGATCGGGACATCATCTACCTCTACGACTCATACAAGCGCGCTGGAGAGATTCCAGCGGTCCACAGCGCCATGATTCGGTCGAAGGGGCCGGCGATACCGCTGATCTACCCGCACGATGGCGACAACCGCGACAAAGGCTCCGGCAACACGATGGCAGACCTCTACCGCGAGGCAGGAATGAACGTCGTGGCGCGTTTCACCAACTATGACGGCTCAAATTTTGTCGAGCCAGGGATTATGGAGATCCTTGAGCGGATGCGAACTGGCCGGTTCAAGGTTTTCGCCGATCAGAAGGATTTCTTCGACGAATTTCGTCGGTATCACCGCAAACAGGGCAAGATCGTGAAGGAACATGACGATCTACTTGACGCAGTGCGATATGCAGCCTTGTCAGTACAGCGTTTTGGCGTTAGTAAGGCGGAACTTAAGATGCCAGAGGTGTATGGGCGCCACGGGGTGTCGTTAACCGAGGATTGGGACATTTAATGCCTGAGATCAAAGATACCCCGCTGGAAGAAAGCGAACTGCTGTCTCTTTTGGAGCGCAACCTCGACGCAGCGGACACTTACACCGAAAGCTTGGTCGGCGAACAACGCGACAAGAGCCATCGCTACTATTACGGCGAGCCACTGGGCAACGAAAAGCCTGGCCGCAGCCAGCACATCTCCCGCGACGTCTTTGACGCGGTCGAGTCCACCAAAGCACTGTTGATCGATACCTTCACCGCCGACCGGCGCGTGGTCGAGTTTACACCAGAGACGAACGAAGACATTGAGGCCGCGCGACAGGCCACAGAGTTCGTCAATTATCTGTTTTACCGTCAAAACAACGGCTTCAAGATCCTGCAAGACACCTTGCACGATGGCCTCGTCAGCAAACTGGGCGTCGTGAAGCGTTGGTGGGACACCCGCTACATTTATGTGCAGGAAGAGTTTGCCGATCTGGACGAAGCGCAGTTCGTGATGATGGCGCAAGACCCAGAGGTCGAAATCACCACTCTCGACCAGACTGTCGTCCAGCCGGAGATGGTTGACCCGATGACAGGCATGGTCGTTATGCCCGCCGTTACAACCTACACTGGTGAACTCAAGCGTCGCTTGAACAAGAGCCAAGTCCGCGTTGACAATCTGGAGCCAGAAAAACTCTATATCAGTCCTCGCGCCAAGTCGTTGGAAGACACCGACTTCGTCTCGTACCGCTACGAGAAAGAGATCGGCGAGCTTTTAGAGGACGGCTACGACCCAGAGAAGGTCGAAGAGCTTGACGAAGAATTGGATACCTACCGCGACTCCACGCAGGGCCGCGACAGCTACGACGAGTTCTCCGCCGAGACAAGTATGCGGGACGACCACCCGAACCGCAGCTATGTGACAATCTACGAGAGCTACATCCGCATTTACGACCCAGAGGTCGAATCGCGCTGCACCTACAAGGTGGTTCACTCACGTCGCACTTTGCTTGACATGGAGAAGGTCGAAAGCCACCCGTTCCGCGGTTGGTGTCCGTTCCCGATCCCGCACAAGGCTATCGGCCTGTCGCTTGCCGACGTGACAATGGACATCCAGAAGTCGCAGTCGACGCTGAAGCGGTCGGTCATCGATAACGCCTGGCTGACCAACACCAGCCGCTGGGTGGCCAACCTGTCACTGGTCCGCAACCCGCGCGACCTCATCGACAACAAGATTGGCGCCGTGATCGACGTCAACGCGATGGACCCATCGTCTGTCGTGCAGCCCCTGGCCACGCCACAGATCAGCGCCAACATCTTCACGACGATGGAGTTGCTGGAGCAGGAGAAGGAAGCGCGTTCAGGCTCCAGCCGGATGTCGAAGGGCATGGACAGCGATGTCGTGTCGAAGCAGAACAGCAGCGACCTGATTACGCGGTACATGAACGCCAGCAACCGTCGCACGATGGTCATGGCGCGCAATTTCGCCGAGAGCTTCCTGAAGCCGCTGATGTTCGATCTCTACCGTTTGGCGATTGAGAACGACACCCAGCCACGCATGATCCAGTTGAGCGGCAAATATGTGCCAATCGACCCCAAGCAGCTTCGCGAACGCACCGAGATGGATGTGGCCGTGGCGCTGACGCCAGACGCCCGTGCTGCTGAAGCGCGGACGCTGACCATGCTTGACCAGATGTGGACTGCGAACCCGCAAGACCCGACCCTGGGCGGTATGTACCAGACGCAGCAGCGGTTCGCGCTGTTGGCCCGCGCCGTCGACCTCATGGGCCTCAAGGGTGGGGACAAGTACCTCCTATCGCCGATGTCGCCTGAATACAAGCAGGGCCAGCAGCAGAACCAGCAGCAGGCCGAGCAGCAGAAGCAGATGGCCCAGCAGATTGAGATGAAGAAGCTGGAGTTCGAAGAGCGCAAGGTCATGGTCGACGAGCGCAGGGCCGGCGTCGAAGAAGAGAAGCTGGTGCTTGAAGCCGAGAAGATCGGTGTCGAACTGTCGACCAAGGCGCAAGAGATGATCGCGAAGCAGGAAAAGGATTCTGCCGACCTCATCATGAAAGCCGCAGAGTTCCGCCACGAACAGACGACCGACATGGCCTACATCGACATTGAGTCGCTGCGGGCCGCGCAGCAGAACAAGAACGGCAATCGCGGGGACGAGAATGACTGACTTTGAAAAGATCGTAGAGGCTTTCCAGAAGAAGAAGAACCCCCGCACCGAGGCCGATGCCAAGCGCGAGGCGTACAAGAAGATGGTCAAGGAGTACACCAAGCTCAAATACGGCTACAACAAGGCAGGCGAGCGCGTAGAGCGCCCGATCACAGAAAAACGCATAGCAACTGCCGAAGCCGCCAAGACGCGCGTCATCCCAGACGCAGCGGACGGCTTGGCGGACTTCTTTAAGGAACCCGAATAATGGATATCGACTACGGGATTGATGGCGCAGAGCATTCAGCCGAAAAGGCCAGTGCTTTGCTCAATAACGACGCTTTCAACGACGCCTACGCATCGCTGCTGGCAGATATCGAACAAAAACTATTCATGTCGGATCTGGGCGCGCAGTCCGAACGTGAAACTTTATTTCATCTGCACCGCGCCGCGCAGATGTTCGTCAACAATATCGCATCACGCATAAATCATTTTCAGTTGAAACAAATGCAAGATTCGATTACACAGGAGACTTGAAGTGACAGAGCAAACCGCAACGGACTCTGCACCGAGTGCTGAAGAGCGTTTGGCTGCGTTGTACACCGCCCCCGATGAGGACACGGCGGGAACGGAAGCCGACAGTAAGCCCGAAGATAAAGATGAGGGCGAAGTAGAAGTAGTCGAGGACGAGGGTGAAGCCGACGCCGATGATTCCGAGGAAGCCGAAGACGGCCAAACCGAGGACGAAGAGGACGAAGCCGATTCCGAAGAGGAGTCAGATGAAGCTGACGACGACGACAAAGCCGAACAGCTAGTCGAGATCGAAGGTGAGCAGCTGACGCTTGAAGAGGTTAAACTCGGATACCTCCGCCAGAGCGACTACACCAAGAAGACGCAAGCAGTTGCGGAACAACGTAAGGCTGTCGAAGAAGAAAGCCAGTATTACGCTTCCACACTGAATAGTCTCTTGACCGCCGTGGGTGCTGACGTTCAACGCTTTCAAGGCGTTGATTGGGAGCGCGCAGCGGTGGAAAACCCTGACCAGTACCGCCAGGCCAAGACAGCATACGAACACTCTCTCCAGACGTTCAACGGAATCCGTGGACAGGTGGAAGACTTCGTACAGCGGACCAAACAGACACAGGAAGCCGCGTTGAGGGCGCAAGCCAAAGAAGCGGTGGCCGTCTTGAAGACGACCATTCCTGGGTGGAATAACGAGTTGTACGCCCAGATCGGTGAGTTTGCCCAGAAAGAACTGGGTTTCGCGCCGGAAGAGTTCAACAACATCGCTGACCACCGCGCTATCCGGTCCATCTGGAGTGCCATGCAGTACCACAGGGGTCGCAAGGTCGTGACTGAGAAGAAAGTCAAAGTCGCACCTACCAAAACTTTGTCTGACAAGAGGGCAACGGAATCTAAGGTCGTTCACAGCCGTAAACAGATGAATAAGCAGCGCGAAGTGCTGCGGAACTCTGGGAAGGTAGACGACGCTGTCGCACTCTTGGCTAATCGCTTAAGGTAAATCAAAATGGCTACAATTTCTGGCGTTGCAAAAACTTATGACTTGGTCGGCAAACAAGAAGATGTCGAAGACATCATCTATGACATCTCGCCTACCGACACTCCATTCCTTTCGTCCATTGGCACGTCCAAGGCGAAAGCTACTAACCACCAGTGGCAGCAGGACAAGCTGGCCTCACCCGCAGCCAACAAGGCTGTCGAAGGTGCGGCTGCTGGTGCTGCAACCGCTTCTGACACCACGCTGAAGTCTGCAAACACGCAGATCTTTAAGGGTGTTGTTGAAGTCTCCGGTACGGCTCGCGCCATCGGCCTCTACGGTCGTGCGGACGAACTGGCCCGCCTCGTTGCCAAGAAGGGCAAGGAAATCAAGCGCGACATCGAGTTCGCGATGGTGGGTAACGCACAGGCTGGTACTGCTGGCAACGGCTCGACTGCCCGTGAACTGACTTCGGCTCAGAACCAGATCGCTGCTGGCACGACCAACACGAACGGTTCGAACCGTGCGTTCACTGAAACGATCCTTCTGGACGTTATGCAGAAGGTCTTCACCGCAGGCGGTATGCCTAACCAGCTTCAGGTCACCCCATCGCACTCGCTGATTGTCGCCGGCTTCGCAGCCGCTTCGGGACGCACTCGCGACTTCGGTGTGCAGAAGAAGCTCGTTAACGCAGTTGACCTGTACGTTTCGCCATTCGGTGAAGTTGCAGTGGTTCCTAACCGCTTCCTCAACGCCAACACCGCACTGGTTCTCGACACCGAGTACTGGAGCCGTGCAGTTCTCCGCCCAATGGCCACCACGGTCTTGGCGAAGGACGGCGACAGCGAGAAGCGCATGATGCTCACCGAACTGACGCTCGTTTGCGAAAACGACGAAGCTTCGGGCTTGGCGAGCGCACTGACCGCGTAAGCAAATAGGGGGAGAGCGGCAGTTAAGTGTCGCTCTCCTCTATACTCTTGAATGAAAGATCCCTGATGTCCGACGAACTTAAAACTACCCTTGAGTTTGACCGCAACACGGGGCTTCACACGCTGCGGCACACGCAGGACGTAACTTCGATCATCGACGCGAACAAACGCGCGCAGGCCGATAGCATTGGCACGAAATTCGGCGACTTCGCGAAGGTCGCCAGCATTCCTTACTCCGTAGTGCTTGAGTGGAAGCAGAAGTACGGCATCAACGCGATGGCCCCTTCACCCGAAGACAAGATCCGCATGGTTGCTTTATTGAACGATCCAGACTATGCATTTCTTCGGACACGCGGAGGTAAGTTGTGAGCATAAACACCTACACCGAACTGAAAGCCGCTATCGCCGACTGGCTTAACCGCGACGACATTTCAGACGCCCGCCTTAGTGATTTCGTGCAGATGGCAGAGAACCGCATCTTCCACGTCTTACGCATCCCGCCGATGGAGCGGTACGCAAACATCACCACCGACAGCGAAGGCAAAGTGGCGATCCCTGGCGACTTCTTGGAAGCGAAAGACGTCATCTTCAACAGCAAGGCTCTGGACCGCATTTCCACGACCGAGTTCTACGCCCGCGACGCCGCGCAAGGCACCCCGATTTCATTCATGCGTGAGACGGTGTATCTGCGCCTGTGGCCAACGCCAGGCCCAGACCTGACAGGCCTTAGCTTGGTGTATTACGCACTGCCGACCGCGTTGTCTGCGTCGAACGCGACGAACGCCGTGTTTTCGATGGCCCCCGAACTGTATTTGTACGGCGCGCTGGTCGCAGCCGGCGTCTACCACGGCTCACCTGTCGAGAAGATTCAGGTGTGGTCGGAGACGTTTAACGACACAATGCAAAGGTTGATGGAAAACGCTCGTCAGAGCGAGGTTTCCGGCGCCACCAACACTGTTCAGAGCGGATACTGATAAATGTCTACGTCGAGCTTCTTTGCCGGTGGCGAGTCACCGCAGACCAACATCTATGAAGACGACGCAGCAGCAAGTGCTGCGGCAGCGGCGGCGAGCGCCTTAGCTGCGGCTTCGTCGTCGCGCATTGAGATGCGCGTAACGGCGACCCACATTCAATACAAATACGTTGACGGCACGACATGGGTTGACCTTATCGCCTTGGCCGACATCGACGGCCCGCAAGGGCCGGTCGGTCCTACCGGCGCCACCGGAGCCGTAGGCGCAACTGGCCCCGCCGGAGAAACAGGCGCGACCGGCGCAAAAGGCAACACGGGCGATCCAGGCCCAACAGGCGCTACCGGAGCGACGGGTGCCACAGGCGCCACTGGCGCGCAAGGCCCAGCCGTAGAACTACAGAAGACCGCGACTCACATCCAGTGGCGGGTTGTGGGCGCAACAACGTGGATCGATCTCGTCCCACTGGCCGACTTAGAGGGGCCACAAGGCCCAACAGGCGCGACGGGCGCCACCGGAGCCACAGGGGCGACAGGGGCGACAGGGGCGACAGGGGCGACCGGCCCAGCAGGCCCAACCGGCCCCGCAGGCGCTGATGGCGCGGATGGCGTCATCCAAACCATCACGTCAGCAGATGGTTCGGTGACAATTACCGGCACGGCAGATATAGACTTGTCGGTTGCTGTCGCTGGTTCAACTTCAAACGTCCTGCTGCCTGTTCGTAACACCACGGGCGCAACGCTCACAAAAGGCACTGCGGTATATATCAGCGGGGCCACTGGTCAAATTTCCACTGTAAGCAAGGCAATCGCAACAAGCGATGCAACGTCGGCGCAGACACTTGGCTTGGTCACAGCAAACATCGCCAACAACGCCAACGGCAACGTGACGCTCATTGGAACCATTACCAACATTGATACCTCTGCATACACAGATGGTCAGCAGCTTTACCTAAGCCCTACAACGGCTGGGACATTGACGGCGACTAAGCCCTACGCGCCACAGCATTTGGTTTATATGGCTGTTGTGGAACACGCTCACCCCTCGCAGGGTAAGTTGTTCGTTAAAGTTCAAAACGGCTATGAAATGGACGAATTGCACAATGTTGCGGCTCAATCCCCTGCCAACAACGACGGCCTGTTTTACAACACATCCACAAGCCTGTGGGAAAAGAAGTCGATTGTAACGGCGCTTGGATATACGCCTTACAATGCCACCAACCCTGCTGGATACACCACAAATGTCGGCACTGTCACATCGGTAAGCGGCACTGGCACAGTCAACGGCATCACGCTCACTGGCGCAGTCACCTCAAGTGGTTCGCTAACCCTTGGCGGAACGCTATCCGGCGTCAGCCTTACAACCCAGGTTACAGGGACACTACCCGTCGCCAACGGCGGCACAGGCGCAACGTCACTCACATCTGGCTATCTGGTAAAAGGCAATGGCGCAGCGGCTGCATCGGCCTCTGTTGTTTATGACAATGGCACCAATGTTGGTGTTGGCAACGCATCCCCCGACGCGAAGTTGGATGTAACTGGCAATATTCGGCTTTCGGCAGCATCGCCTAACATTGAGTTTAATAACGGCGGCGGAATGATTTATGGCCCCGCTGGCAACACTCTCGCTTTTGCCACTTCTGGTGGCCCATCTAGCCCTGCTGAGCGGATGCGCATCGACAGCAGCGGTAACGTGCTTGTCGCAACTACAGGCGCGTCATGGGCCACATCAGGGCGTGGCAATATAACCATTGGCGGCGCATCAAGCTCAATTCTTAGCTTTCAAGTTGGAGGTGCGGATAAGGGCTATCTATTCCATGATGGTTCAAATGTTCAACTTTTGAACAATGTCACTGGCGGCGCTATGCTATTCAATACCAACGCCACAGAACGGATGCGCATCGGCTCCAACGGTGGCATTGCCATCGGTGGCACTGGCACTGATGCAACACTCCATATTCAATCTGCTGCTGGTGGCTTTAACCGCCTGACACAGATGTCCCCATCTGGCACATCAAATGATGCCTTCAACATTATGGCCGCCAAAAACAGCGGCGGCTCTGATTTATGGTGGTCATGGGGCGTTGACACCAGCAACCGCTGGCGCATCAACCAAGGTGTTGGCTTTGCAAACAACGGCATTATCATGGATGATGTTGGTCAAATTACCAGCGCGGATGTTGCCGCTGCCTTTGGTTACAAGGGACTGCCACAGAACCAACGCACTGGGGCATATACGCTTGCCCTATCTGATATTGGCAAGCACCTTTATGTAACCGCTGGCGCATTTGCAGTAACCCTTCCGGCTGACGCAACGCTCAATTTCCCTGTTGGTTCGGCAATCACATTTGTCTGTGAAGATGCTGGAAAAACCATTGTTCCCGCATCTGGCGTTGCACTTGTTCTGGCTGGCACTGGTGCAGCGACCACAGGGACGCGAACTCTGGCGATTGGCGCTGTCGCAACACTTATCAAGGTTCAAGCTAACCGCTGGTATATTTCTGGCTCTGGGGTGACTTAATGACTGGTGTTCTTTGCGCTCTTCTTGGAACGGGGCCATCAATTGACACTAGCCCTTATTCTGTCAGCTACCTTATTGTTGCTGGTGGCGGTTCGGGTGGTTCTGCTAATACTAACTCAGGGACAGGCGGCGGCGGCGCTGGCGGATACCTTGAAGGAACTCAAGCATTAGATACAAGCATCACATACGTTATAACGGTGGGTGCTGGTGGAGCAATTCCATTTACCGTAGCCGCTGGTAATAACGGCAGTAACTCTTCTGCTTTAGGGGTGACGGCAACTGGCGGCGGTGGAGGCGGTTCTTCGGAC